AATAATAGGATATGCTGTTGCTTGTCTACCACCAGGAACTAATACACCACCAGAAATTGAAATATTACATGCTGTGTTTGCAGGTCCAAAGTTTGAACCTGGATTTGATATTTGAATATCTTTTAAACTAAAGTGTATTACTAAATTTGCGCTGGCGCTTGTTGAATCTTGATTTTGAATAACTACATTAGATAAACTATTATAGTTATTTCCTACGTCTTGAACATTTATAGCTCCAATTCCACCCGATCCCAAAACAGCAGTTGCAGTTGCTCCAGAACCACTACCACCCTCGAAAGTAACTGTTGGTACGGCAGAATATCCAAAACCAGAAGTCGATAAATTAATTTCACTAATTCTACCAGTTGTTGATAATACTGCATTGCCTAATGCTCTTGTACCATTAGTAGGTGCTGCAAATGTAACTGTCACGTCTGCAGCTGATATAAATGTATTTGGTGTATTGGTAATTGTTACGCCAGAAACTCTACCAGAAGGTGTAGAAACTGCGTTTCTTGCAACAGATTTATCTGCTACTCTGACTAATTTTAAATTATTTCCATATGATAAAAAGTTTGCCGCTGTGAAAAAATAACCTGCAGTATCATCATTTGGATTACCAAATTGTTCTACAAGATTTCTTTCCGTGTCTACGGTTGTAACTTTTTCGACCGGTCCCCATTGAAAGGCTCCCGAAAATGCTCCAGCAGAAGTTGCTACCGCGGGAACAACCGTACTTTTATCTTCCTCGGTAACTAAAACGCCAGGTGAAAGCTGAAATGCCATCTTCTTCTCCTTGATAATTTTATAGATAGCTCTATAATATGATTTTCTATTTATTTATAAGTATGTTCATTTAGACATTTTCAAGGAATTTTCTTTGCATTTCGTGAATCTCATCTGGAGATTTGGATGATGCTGTAAACCATATTTCGTCAGTTGTTATTACTGGAGCTTCGTGTTCTGGAACTCCCCTATCAACAATACCAAACGGAGTCAGATTTTCTTCAATCTGTTTAAATTGTTCTTCGTACAGGGCTTTTCTTAAATTGCTATCAGTTAGGTCTTTAAAAAATGATTCGTTAGTTGCCCATGCAAACAGTACCAGAGTCATAACCAAATCGTCATGATACCCCTCGTCTGCTTTGTGTGTTCCCCGAACTTCAATAAACGTAGAAATTTCGTTTATAATATCTGGATCATGAATTAGTAATTTTGTGCCCTCAACTAAACTCTTGAACGATGTACATCCCAATCGTTTAACTTGTTTAGTTGTTCTTACACCAAGGGTTGCCCCATTTGAAAATCCGCCAGACAGATACTGTCCCGATTTACTGTTATTTCCGACAAAGAATACATTTTCATATTCTAAGTCCATGTATAATGTATCAGCCACTTGTTGACCGTTATCATTAATCTCAACTAAGCAATATGCTTTGTTGTAATCTTTTGCTACTTTATATATTATATTTGGAAAAAGCAAAGGACTTATCTTGTTGTTTCTATACTTGGCAACTACGGAATACGGGTATGCTGTGATATCCAATACTGTAAATGCTGAGTAATCTCCCCCTACTCCTCTGGATGTATCAGCTACAAGCATATACACCTTGTCCTCTTCTGGTTCCACAAATACATCTAAACCATCTTTACTATAGATATAGGGCTTAACCGACATTCTACCAATTGTGTCTGGATTGACTAGGGTATTAGAAGATCCAAGGAATCTACATAAAACTTCTTGGTTGAACTTGAGTTCGCCCAGCATAGCTTTTTGTTCTGCGGCCCATTTATCATCTCTACCAGGTATTTTGCTATATGGAATAAACAATGGAACAAAGCCATTCAATTCTTGTTCAGCCTCATTCCAGAATTTCCAGAAGTGATTGTAACCAAGCGGTGTAGATGTTAATAAAATCTTTGTGGTATTACCAGCAGAAATTGTTGGATAAACAGATGTGAAGAAATCTTCTGCAACATTATTAGGAATAATTGCTGCCTCGTCAATGTACAACCAGTTTACAGATTTACCTCGAATACCGGATGAGCTTGTTGCTGCTGTGAATACTTTAGAACCATTCTCAAGTTCAATGTCACCTTTGTTAAATGTCTTTACACCTTGTTGCATCCATATTGGAAGCATCTCATACATTAGTTCGTATCTAGAAAGTACTTCTCGAGCAGCTGAAGATTTATTTGCTAGGATGGCGACTGTCTTATTTTCTTGAAATAACGTATACCAAAGAATACAGGCGGCGGCAGTAATTGTCTTGCCTTGTTGTCGACCTTCCATCAGTATAACTTTACGATTATTAAGTATAATGTTTACTTTTTCTTTTTGACAATCGTATAATTTAAAAGGGATTAGACCTTTATCCAATGAAACAATTTTACAATAGTTCTCAATAAAGTAAATTGGATCTTGACTGCATTTTATAATTTCTTTAACCTGTTCCGAAGAATATGATATGACCGTACCAATCTGTTTTAGATTGGGGTTACCATTGTAGGATAATTTTTTATTGGTCGATGATGTTGTCATCTTTTTTACCTAACAATTTCATTAGTTCGCTAGTAGAACCAGCAAATACTACATTATTTTGAGTACCAATTTGAACTGGATCGTCAGCTTGCAATTCTTTAACTTGTTTCTGTAATCCTAATAAATCTTTTGAGACATCAGATAAGGTTTTAATAAATTGCCCTGTTACCTCATAACTTCTAGGATGCTCAGAATTTTTAGATAAACTAATTAATTCTTCCAAAGTATCCTCACCTTTTAGCAACAATTTTCTCATTGTTTGTCTGGCCAATTGGTAATCATCTTCCTGATCCATTGCTTTTGTTGCATTTAAATTTTCAGGAATTGAGGGTAAATTTGTATTTTCAGTTTCATCCATTGGATTTATATTAAAAATATCATTCAAATTTTCTATATTTTTCATATTTAAAAGTCTTCAAAGTTTTCAATATATCCAAACGAATCAGTTACATTTGCAGTTACCGGATCAGGTTGTACTGTTATTATTTGTTGCTGAGATGTAAGTTCCGCATCATTAAAAATATTAGATGTTGTCTTTTTAATGATACCTTGTTTATTAACAGGACCATAAAAATTAAGTTTCATCACAAAACTTAATGTCCATATAATAGATCTTCTTGTAGTTAAGTCGCCCTCATAATCATCTTCGAATCCTATAGAATTCAAAATTATAGGCAAATCGTTTTTAATGTTAAGTTGCGGTACAGCTTTAATAGTTAAATTATAATCAGGATTAAAATAAGGTAGAATTTGTTCTATTACTTGTAATGCATCATCTTGATTTTTTGCATATACATATAAAATTACATTTATATTATACGGGGTAGGAGCATATTGTGCGTTTGCTGCAGTTGAACTATTAATTGTTCTTGATTGTTGTATTGGACTTATTTTTCTGTTAGGATCATAGTCCAACGAAATCATTTCAAATCCCATTCTAGGCAATAGAACTTGTACGTTTTGAACGTCTACATTAGGTTGTTGTCTTATCTTAGTTAAGAATTTTTGTTTAGGTGAATATGACAGCGGTACTTTTTGTAGTTGCACTACATTGCCATCAGCATCTACTCTTTGTATGGTAATATTATTAAACATATTACCAAACGCAACGATTGCTTTACGTATTGTTCCCCAATAAAAACGTTGGTCTAACATTATTTACTAACCTCACCAAAAGGATTTCTTTCAGAAAAATCCAAAACGTTATCTGCTTCTGCAGTAAAATAATCATTGTCTGCAGCACTAGGATCATTATTTGTAGTCTGTGCTTCATTAATTATTGGAGACAAAGAATTCGATTCTGTAACTAGAGTTTCGCCGTTTTCTTGTAGCATTTCAAAATTATCCAATGGATCAGCAAATTGATTAAACAGGTTATCTATTTCTTCGACACCGGTTTCAAACACCTCATTGGAATATTGCATTAATTCACAACTCATTCTAAAAACAAATAATTTACCCACTTGGAAAAACGGTGTTTGGCTGTCTACTTTTCTAATCTCAAATAAAGATTTTGTTAAAGGCATATAAATTATATCACCCTCAGCTGGTCTAATACTCAATACCGAATTGCCAGTTGAACCAATTGTTTCGACCCACCTTTTTCTAGAAACAACAAAATTCGCCTGGTCTCTGATTTCCAAACCGAATTTAGTAATTATTTCATCGTCACCATCGTAACCCGAAACATTTTCCATATAC